TGGCGTACACCCTGACCTAACAGATATATTTTCTAAAATGCCTGTAACTTCAAGCAACTCTTTTAATGTATTCTCAGGTTCTAACACAGGAGATGGTTCAGGTGGAACAGGCTATGGTGGTGGAGCTACTAACAATGGTCAGCAAATTAATAACCAAGGTTCACCTTATGCAGGTGGTGCAGGTTCTAATGGAGACATTGGTGCAGGTGATACACAGCAACGATATGGTGGTGAAGGTGGTCATGGTCAGTCAGGTGCTTACCCTATGGGTTCAGGTGCAGGTAACCCTTCTCCTTCTCCTAATGCAGGACAAAGTTTTACAGGTGGATTATTTTTCTTAGCAGCTAGTGGCGACATCAATGGCTCAGGAACAATAGATTGTTCAGGAGGTAATGGTGGATATGCAGCTTTCGGTGGTTCAGAAGCTCTATATGCTTATGGTGGAGGAGGAGCAGGTGGTGGAAGAATTATTCTTTTAGCAGGAGGTTCTATATCAGGCTCTATAACATGTGATGTTAATGGTGGCTCAGGTGGTGGTCGTGTTAGTAATAAAAATAACCATGTAGGTAGTGGTGGTTCAAGAGGACAACATGGTACAACGCAGAAAGTAGATAGCATTGGCTCATAATCCTGAAGTAACTGATATTGAAATTGTTTGTATTGTAGATGATACAGATACTAGAAGATGTTTTTCTATTGCTGTAGATAGAGAT